AATCAAATCAAAAAACATAACTGGGGTCTTACCACCTCCAGTCGGAATGACGAGTTGACCCTTCTCATTGACCAGCATAGCGTCCAGAGCGTCTTGCTGGTGGGGACGGAGTTGCATCACTTCCTCATTGACGATAGACTTATTATAGCACGAAGGGACCGCTACTGACGGTCCCTGTGACGCTTCTTCAACTGTCCCTTTAAGAGCTCATACTCTCATCTTCAACCGGGACAAAGGTAGTCTACATGGTTTTTATAGACTTGTCAAGTGTTGAGTATTATGCTAATGTGAATGTTGTTGAACCAATACCAACTACTTCAAAGATAAGTGAAGAACCTGATATACGGAAGACTAGATTATCATTACCATCTGTACTGAAACCAACAGGTGCTGTAACTGTACCAGTAATAGTGACATTACCAGTTCCAGTTATATTGTTACTATTGAGATCTAAATCACCACCTAGTTGAGGAGTTGTATCTTCAAAGACACTACTGATTCCAGTATTATTAACAGTAACAATACCAGCAGATATTGGAGTAACTGTTAAAGCAGTGCCGAAGTTAATCGTGCCTGCTGTACCAATAGGAGACCCAGAGTTTTGTACTACAACACCAGAACCTATACCAGCAAGAGAAGTTAAACCAGAACCATCTCCAACAAAGTTAGTTGCCGTAACTGCACCAGAAACATTAACACCAGAAGCGTTAATCGTAACAGCAGAACCAACAACTGCTGATGTAGCAGTTACTACACCAGTAACATCAACACCAGTAGAGTTAATCGTAACATTAGAACCAACAACTGCTGATGTTGCTGTTGCTACACCAACATTGATGTTTGGAGTACCAGTTAGTCCTTGTGCAGTAGTTGCTGTATCAGCATTACCAGTCAGAGCACCAACAAAGCTAGTTGCAGTAACAACACCAGCATTGATACCTGATGAATTGATTGTTACACCAGAACCAACTACAATCTCGTTAACGGTAGAAATACCACTAGATATGTTGATATTTGATGTAATTAAATCAGGTAATCTAGCGTCACTAATCGTTCCAGTAGTGATGTTTGCACCATCAGCAAGATTTGTTGCCGTTGTTGCTGTACCAGTTACAGTTCCAGTTATACCACCAACAAAGCTAGTTGCAGTAATTACACCAACACCAACATCAATACCAGAAGAAGTTATAGTTACAGCAGACCCAACTGTTAATGATGATGTAATAGTTGCTGCTGACCCAACGAATAACTCAGAAGTCGTAACAATACCTGTACTTCTTATATTTCCATATACATCAAAAAGTTCAGTGGGAGCGGTTGTACCCAGTCCCACTAAACCATTCGAGTTCACAATGAAGTTATCAGTATCAACCTGAACTCCATTCCTAAAATTAAATGACTTTCTATAATTTGCCATTTTCTAACTTTTTAGGTATTTATGATTTATAGGGGGGTTCCAAAAACGGTAAAGGTAACATAGTCACATTCTGCGTAAGAACTGCTTCCATTATTAATATAGATATTGAACTCAACCTGAGGTGTTCCAGTAAACACATTAGTATATCCAAAAGTTCTAGTAGATTGAAAAGATCCGTTTCCATTTCCAGTACCATTGCCCATAACAAATAAACCCTTAGCTCCAACAACACCTGCCTTAAGTATTACTGTGAATCTACCTTTATTAGTCCTTTGGATTGAACTTATGTTATAAGAATTTGAATTGTATTGATTAGCAAATAAATGATCACCAGAACTATAAAAGGCATTAGTGGTTCCTTCTCCATTGAATGACCCGTAAGCAATCGCAGTAATTCCTTTATATCCATCCGAATCTAAATCAGCTTCAATTCCTCCTCCATCAGTTCTCATTTGGAACGATTGAGAGTTCCAAGTTCCTGGAGCGAAGATTACACTACCATCGAGTGTTGGTGCTTCATTGAATACAAGAAGTCCACCACCAGCACTACCAGTTGCATCAGTAACTGCTGATGCTAAGTTGGCGGAAGAAGGTGTAGAGAGCCATACTTTAACATTACTATCTGCATTAAGACCACTAACAGGGAGACCACTACAGTTAGTAAGTGTTCCTGCTGAGGGAGTTCCCAGGTTTGGTGTTGTTAAAGTTGGCGAAGTTGCAAATACCAAAGCACCACTACCAGTCTCATCAGTAACCGCTGCTTTTAAGTTAGCAGATGATGGGGTTGCTAAGAAAGTTGCTACATTCGCACCAAGACCAGAAACACCACTGCTAATAGGAAGACCACTTGCATCACTAAGATCAAATGCTGGGTCAGCATCAGATTCACCAAGTGCTAGTGTAACACCACCATAAGATACTGTTGCATTAGACATAGCACTGTTTGGTATGCTATTCAAACCAGCACCAGAACCAATAAATCCAGTTTGGTCGATTGTAGCACCAGTACCAACTGTAATTGACTCAGAACCAGAAGAACCGTCAATAACAACAGAGGAAGAACCAACTGTTAAAGTTCCACCGATATTAACTGTACCAGCAATACCAACACCACCTTCAACAACTAATGCACCACTGCTTACACTGGTTGATGGTGTAGATGATTTGAGTTCAAATACATCCTGCTCTAGTTGTAAAGTTCCCTCAACAGTTGTTGTAGTACCCTTCAGTTTTACATTCTGGGAGAAGTTGACTGGTCCATTAAACTGAGACAGGATATTGTTATTGTTTCCACCCTCAACGAAGATTCTCTGCTTAACAGTAACCTCATCAAAGATAACGCTCAGTTCTGATGGTTCAATACCAGTGATTGTTGGAACTGGAATACCAAAGACCTTTTCCTTACCAGTAGCAGAGCTAACTCTCTTATTACCAATATAGAAGTCACCTCTGTTGTTCATACCAGTATAAACAACAATACCACTAGATCTCTGATGAGATTGTGCAAGGAACTCTTCTTTTTCGGTCAGAGTTCTAACTTGTACTTGTGGTAAACCAGTTGAGTAATTACCAGGACCGAAACCAAGATATTCGAAAGTATGACCAGAAGCACGAATAATAGAAGGTCTACGATACTCAACAGCACGAACATCAATCTTCTTAATCAGACTTCCAGAGTCGTGATTTTGAATTTGAGTTCCAAGAACTCCACGAATAACAGTAATCTCATCATTACCAACACCAGTAAGACCAGATACCTGAATCTTCATAATCTCGTTTCCTATCTGGAGATAAGAACCAAGTGGGAATCTATTTTCTGTAGAAATTCCAGAGTTAACAGTTGATACTTTGAATTGAGTATCAGTTGTAATATCTTCTTGAAGAATCAGTGATTCATTCGCATAGAAACTCAAACCTCTAGAACCAAGATTCTCACCACCAGCGTCAGATGCTCTATCATTAGAATCTAGTCCATGCTTTAAGACATAAGTTGGATTTGCTGCTGATACATTTTCAGATACACCAAATGTCGTTGTACCGAGTCCAACAGGGCTGACCAGATAATTTCCAAGATTATTGTTTGAGTTATCGAGGATGTTAATCTTATTACCAACAACAAGACCGTGAGGATTAACAGTTGTGAATGTAGTGAATCCTGTGGTATTGTCTGTTGAGTTAATTAAGATTTCTGGACCAACATTAATAGCATACTGTCCAGAAACGGTCAGTGAGTCTCCAGCAGTTCTAGCAATAGCAATTTGATTATCTGCTGGAACACCAGTAATACGGAAGTGACCACCAGCAGTTGTACCAATACCAGTGATTTGTAATGTATTACCAATGACTGTAGAAATACCAGATGTGCTAATTGTTACACCAGCACCAGTACCACCACCGATGATTGCTGTATCAAAGTCAAGTTCTTCAGCATCGGTATATCCAGAACCACCTGCAATGATTTCAGCACTTGTAACAGCACCACCAGAAACTACAACCTTAGCAGTTGCACCATCCCAATTAGAAGTACCATTATTGAATAGCTTAACATTATAATAAGTGCCGTTAGTGTATCCAGAACCGCCTGTAAGGGCACTGTAAGTAACAATACCACTCAGGTTATGCTCTCTGCTGAAAGTAATGGTAGAGACGCCAGCAGTGCTGTTATCGACGGCACTAATAGGAAGACCAATGAAGAAGTCTTGGAGGACTTTATCTGCTGCTTCTCTAGTAAGACTCTTCTTCAGGTCACTTGTTACAACATCGCCAACTGGATTTCTTCTAGCGAAGGTGCTACTTGCTGCTGGGTTATCGTCAATGTTATCTCTATCCATCTGAGGATAGAAGTCTCTAACATTCTGACTGAAGAATTGGGTTGTAAACTCCTCAGGAGAAGCATAATCTGCTGCTAAGACATACAGGTGATAAACACCATCCTGTACTCCTTCTTCGTGTGGTACGATTACTTCACTTCTATAGATGTAGTAGTTTCCTCTCCAATCATTTCTTTCAAATCTTGGGAGAGCAGTTGTTCTGCTTGAAGTATCGTTTGTGAATACTCCAGGTGTATGTACTACGCCATCAATATCCGTTGTAGAATACTGGAATGTCTTGTCGTCGCTAACTGCTGTAACAGCAAAAGTACCGTTGTAACCAACATTAATAGTTCCTGCTGTATTATCTGTTGAAGTTACATTTCTAACAATAACTCTATCGCCAACATTCAGATTGTGTGGTAATTCTGCAATTACAGTTACTGTATTTGCAGCTACTGAACAAGTACTGATGAAGCTTGGATTCTTTTCAAACTGATATGGGTTTGGTGCATCGGCACTTGGATAATTTACAAGAGTGGAGAGAGTAAAGTCTCCATCTGCAGTTGCACCAGTGCTACTTGACTCCTGAAGAATAAATCCTTCTTCTGGGTCTTTTGTATCTTCAAATTCTTTTGGAATAACTAATCTAAACTTATACAGTTTCTCGTCAAGACCTCTTCTATCTTCAGTTCTCTTAATGAAGAAGATGTCGTCACTTGTAAGTAATGCAAGATTCTGATAAATGTTGCTATTTGTATCTGTATGAATAAACCACTGCCCCTGAACTTCGTCAAACTGAACAGGAGAACCTACATCACCAGACTCTTTGTCTGATACTCTACTGATAATATGAAGTTTGCTACCTGAATAATGAATACCAGTAATTTCAGTTCCATTCTCTGCGTTGGTTTTTGAAGATGCAAGTTGAATGGTTGTAGCACCAGTATCAATTACATAATAAACCTGATGCTCTTCAATTTTTTCTGGTAAGTCACCATCATCTTCGATGAGAATAACTTTTTCGCCAGTATTGAAGTTGTGTGTTGCTGATAATGTAATTGTTCCAGTTGCACCAGCAATGGAAGATACATCAAAACTCTTGAAGGAACTATTTGTGCCTGTTGCAGTTTGTGCTGTACCTGCAATTACATTATCGGTCATATAGACCGAAGCAGTATATTCAGTAGCTCCCTTTCTAATAAACAGTTGGTCAGATACCTTAGCACCAACTTTATATCCTTGAATCAGTGATGATGGTTTATTATCAATATCATTGAATCCCAAGAGATACAGGTGACTTGAAATACCAACAGTATCAGTTGTGTTTGTATCAATACCAACCCACTCTACTTCTTCTTCTGTAGAGGTGATTGCTTTAGGTGTGATAATAGAAGTAATAAATGCTTTATTGTCTCTATCAAATGCTTCCTTCTTAAATCCGTCAGAAAGTAATGAAAGTTGACCGAAGTTAGAGTTTGAGTTTGTAACACTAAAGTCACCACCACTTTCTGTTACGAAGTGGTTTGCAAAACCAATAGCAAAGACTGAAACAATCTGAATAATTGCATCATTACTTGCTCTAATGTGTCTAGATTCCCAACCTGGTCTATATGCCGCCTCTGGATCTAAGTGATAAACAGTTCCCGATGTTGTAGAAGAAGAACCACTAGAGAGTGAAGCACCAGTTACTTTAGTTACACTGATACTCTGATAGCTTCTGCTGGATGCATTATATTTTACAAATGCACGGTCGTCCTTTTGAAGAGACACAGCAGTAAACTGTGCAACAACCATTGAACGGAATCCTGATGCTCTTGCACCATCAGCGTGCATACCGTTCATACCCCATACTGAACGCATGGAGACATTGAAGATATAAGGAGAAGCACCAGATACTGAATCAGTCTCAACAGTTACCTTTGCACTTGATAGACCAGGATTTGCATTGAGTGTTGGTGGTACAAAAGGAAGACTATATGTAAATTGTGTAGCACTAATTACATTCGTTACTTTTGCTGAAATGTTATAATTTACTACATTAACACCACTGATACTGATTGGAGTTCCAACAGACAGATTGTGATTATCTGCAGTAGTAACAGTAATAACTGATGTGGGAGTAGTTCCATCACCAGATACTACATCACTAATATTAATCGGGTCAGTTGCGAATGCACCAACGATTTGATATTCTGGGAGTTGTGGAGCAAATCCTTCCTCAGATGCAGGCCACTTATTGCTGATATCTCTACCAGATGCAGCATTAAATGCATTGGAGAGTTTAGCATAATACTGCTCTAAGTCGGTAAGAGTAAAACCTGATGGAACAGTTACGCCATCAGCATACTCAAAACAAGTCAGTTTGTGGTGAGAGAATGTTGGTTTTGAGCGATTATTTGTAGAGAAGTCTACTGGGTCAGTATAAACTACTGTGTTCTCATCGCCATCAAAGATAGAGAACTGCCAGAAGTAACAAGCACCAGTAACTCTGAAAATAGCAGATTCTAATACATCACCATCAGTTGGATTGGGGACATACTTGGGGCGAAGTTTAGTCTTTCTAAGATCTAGACCAACAATAGAAGTGCCTCTAGGTACAACGACACCACCATTAATACTGTTGAATCTATAGAGAATATTATTTTCTTGTGTTAAATCAAAATTGGAGTTTGCTGTTAAAGTTAATTCTGTTTGAGCATCAGTTTCTGTTCCAGCAGGAGAAACTGCCTTTGCCCCAGAATTATCTCTAATACCATATCCAGGTCTATTATCAATTATATGCTCACCAGGGAAGAGAAGAATGGTCGTCTTCTCTACAAGGTCGTTATTATTTCCTGCTACATATGAGAATCTCGCTGACTCAAGAAGTGCTCTCTGAATCGTCTTAAATGGTTTTGTTAGCGAATTACCTTGATTCTCAATCGCATCGGTAGCATCAAGGTCATTCGGATTAACATAAAGAATACGACCTTCGGTATTCTTAATAAAATTCTCCAGCTTATTAAGAGGCATCGGATTATTGTCGCCGTTAGATTTCTATGTTTTATTTATCAACCCATAAAATCTTCCTCATCATACTGATACTCCACATCTTCCTGCGGCATATCTTCTGGATTTTCTAGTTCTACTGGAAATAGACAAGGATGTACTTCCTCATCTATAAGGTAGAATGAACTTCTGTATAAGTCTTCTGGTTCGAAAGAAGTATTCTTATCTGCTTCTCTGCATAAATCCTGGTCATACAAATGCCCATCAGGCAGTTCATCAAAGGTGAATGGAACCTGATTGATAAAATACATCTTTACTATCATACTGCCGTTATCATACCAACAATATGCAGTATCGATTTTATAAGACATAGTAGATGCTTTTGTCTTATTTATTTTTATAG